TCAACCGGGCGACCAACTTTGGTATCCCAGAGGTCGCAGAGATCTTGCGGATTGAGCAAGTGATACTTCTTGCTGACCAAGTTGAAGATTCGCCTGTGCGGATCATCTTCAGTCTTCGACCGGACGATAGCCTTGTGATCGATAGCCGTCCCGTCCGACAAACGCAGACTCCTGAGGTTAACATTGTAGGGGCCAATCTGTTCGAATGCTTCCTTTGCCCCCATCTCTTTCTCGGAAACATGGCCCAGCCGATGCCAAGCTGGCACCCGATGGCTATGAAACCGCTCTCCAAATAAATTGTGTCCCATCTTTTTGCCTTTCTCCATTGGGAGTGAAGATTATTCTCCGGCTCCCGGCTTTTGACGCATGAGGCTCTTTAGCGTCCCCCTCAGTGCCTCCCCTTCTTTGTCCCTTAGTTGACTGGCGAATCTCTTTAGAAGCAAATCGGCCATCCGGGTGTAAACCTGGTTGACTTGGTTCTCGCGCAATAAGTCATTTTCTGTCTCCAAGTCATCGATCCGAAGATCTCTTGACTTAATTGCTTGCGCTATGACCTCTAGTGCCGCATCAATATCAGCATCACTATCAGCCGGTTCATTAGCGACACGATCAGGTTTTGAAAGATTCGGCTCGACCGGCCTACCCGCAAGGGCTGCTTTGGTTTCGGTCAAGTAATGATTGACTATGGCCCTTTCTCTCGCCGTAAGCTGTCGAGGTCGACCAGCGCTGCCTTTTAGTGGGGGCAGAGGAATGTTCCATTTCTCCGGATTAAGTCGTATCCGCATAGCAGTATGCTTTGACACCCCAAAGGTTTCCCCCACCAACTCATCATGGGTACCCAAACCTTTAGACAGCAGGTATGATGATGCCTCATAGACCCCGCAGGCTACGCTGTCATCAGTTTTTACTGTACTATGACAACCTGGCTTAACACCCCCTCCTTGCCCGTCGCGAGCTAGCGCGAATTTTCGATTGTACAGACTTGCTTGCTGGCGCTTCTTGCTGCTTGTAGAACATTGTCTACAAGTTTGCGAATGCTTCCCCTTGTGCTTACCTTTCGGATTGAACTTCCGGGGCCGTTTGCACCCAGGAACAAAACACTTGGGGTGGTCGTCTTTCTTGATGTACATAGACGTTTCCCTTCTAGCGCTTTTGCGCTATATCTTTGCGTTTATTCTTGTAGAAACCTTTTCTCGGTTCGCGGGCATATCCCCCAAACCCTCCTTTTCCCGCAATGATTTCCTGTATTTCCCTATATATATCTGTACTGCTAGGTCGAATTGTCACTCTCCAAATCGCAGGTAACATGTCCTTCTCCTAACTAGCTTGTTTGCCGTTGGCAATTCTGGCAAGTTGTCCTGAATATTTCAGCATGCTCCTGCGGCCGAACTTCATCTGCCGCTCGTTTAGGTGCCGGCCAGCTGCTACTTGCTTGGCCAATGAGGTTAAGAACGGAGCATCTGCACCATTAAACCCGACGCCATTATCTTCGATAGTTGATTCACGAACAGTCTCTTCGCTCGTTTGAAACTTGAGGATTGAAACCAACCCTTTCTCAACCGCCACATTTCGAGTCTCAAGCATCGTGCGAATTTCTTCTTTCTTCCAAGTCTTGTCCATAGCGTTCTTGCCCCCCCCTGCTCTAAGCTTGCTCTTTAACCCTCAGAATCCTCAATTCTTGGTTCAGTTGATATGTCAACCGACGAACCGGGAATTCCTTAATTTCTCCAGTGCTCGTATCGATAGTCCGACACATATCTTCTGTATCGTCTTTTAGTCTTTCTGCCTCTTCAACGAAAAAGTCTTCGCCTGTAATTCTCTTGATGTCAGCGATCTTTCGCTGTTGCCCTGGCGTTAGCTTCATTTTCTTCCAACTCCTCTAGCCTATTAAGAGACCTCTCAAGAAATATCCAATCAGCCATTTTGTCTTGTATTTTTTTTCATAATCGTTTTTGAACAATCGCTCTAATGCTTGATGGCGTTCTTCTTGGTTGCTGGTCATCAGTCCCACCCATAACAGCCGCAGTAAAACTCATCGTGTTCTTGATCGTCTTTGTGCTCAAAGAATGCTAAGTCAAAACTACTATCGCGTTCTGACCCGCAAGTATGATAATAGCCACACCTTGCTTTGCGACCTACCAGGCTGGGCCGAACTCTTTCGACCACCGTGGCTCCTTGGTTAATGCCGATGCAAATAACGCAAACTGGATTTCCGTCTCCGTCTTTGGCATTAGCCGTATGCCCGCACTCCATTAATGGCTTATCCATCTGTCCCCCTCTTTCTCTAATAATTGAATGCTCTAACTGCTGCAATTTGTTCTTCTTTGTTCATGCTTAAATTATACACTTCCATTATCATTTGCATGCTCTTACCTTTATGCTCTTTCTCGATCTCACGTACATCTTCATTAGCAGAAACAAACACCGGATAATCTTCATAATCATAAGTATCACAAACAACTATCATGTGAGTTGCTTTCTCTTTTAATCCTTCATCAAACCAATCTGAAAGTTCATTTCTTGTTACCACTTTATCCTCCTTCTTGGTCGCTCACTTAGTAGCGATGGCAGGATTCGAACCTGCATATCTAGTATCACCATCACGCATCGCTCGCCGTTCCAATAGCCAATCCGGCCATTGCCTCTGAGGAACCTCTGACCGTTGGATGCCTCCAACCATGAAGAAAGGATTATGTCGGACTCGCCCGCCGACAACCTCATAGTAGACCAGATGGGAGTCGAACCCATATCGCTGATCTCCAGTGCACTCCGCAGGGAATTGTGCTACAGGCCCAAAAAGATTAAGGGGAGGGATATACCCAAAGGGGATTTACAATTTCACCCCTAATCAGTGGAACCGGGAGGACTCGAACCCCCATAACCGGATTAAAAGTCCGGTGTTCTGCCTGCTGAACTACAGTTCCCATAGCGCTAGTGGCGCATAGCGCCCTCTAGCAGAGAAGTCCTAACTTCTTCTCTGATAAAGTTCGTAACTTCATCTCGAGAATACAAGATTGTATCCGGCGTGATTGTGTAAGTAAATCCAAAACCAGCGTTGTCTTCCGGGCAATGAGCGTGCCAATCGGCATTGATGTAGTCAACTCGCTTATACCCATTGAAAGTCTTCAGGTAACACACTTCGGGACTTACGCTCCGAACATAATCTCTTGCTGTCATGCTCACTCCTTTGATAGTCTGCCATCATCAGGCCGTGGGCAACACCCCACGACGACCACCCGGAGGTGGTTTCGGCTATGTTAGATATTCGTAGCTCCAGTAGTTCTGACCTTTCGGCGTCGTTTCTTGCTTGGCAAGACTCGCAATCTTAATAAGATTGCGAACGCAATAACCAAAATAGTTGAGCGCTTTGGCTCTGTTATCAAAATAACGATAACGTTTATTTCCTTCCGAACTTACTGTCCCAATTCGGTATTTCATTCTCTTCCTCCATTGTTCTTGGCTTGACCATCGCAAGCTCTCCAAGGTTGCTTCGGTTTCTTAGGCTCTCATTGATGCTGTCCTGTTGGTCGCAGCGTTGCGAATCTGTCCCGAAACAACCTTGGGCAACTTGCGTTGTCCTCGTACTATATATAGTCACCATCGCCTACTTTGAATTATCTGGGTTCTTGTGCTGAACGACTGCACCATAGTCTACGCACTCCTCATGAGGGAGATTAGGAATCTTTTAGTTTCCCGAGACAATTCAAGGTAAGCGGTGGTTTGTTGTTAACTTTCAGCTCTCCCTATGCCCTACTTCCCCGGCCTTTCGGCCTTTCCCGAGGTTTTCGGAGTTCAATCGGCTGAGCTTTTATTTAGTTTTCAAGGTTCCCGTACTCTTGCTATACTGAGTATAAACTATTTTATAGGAAAAGTAAATAGTTTTTCAAGGTTTTTTCAAGGTTTTTATCAAATAATGTCAATAAATATCGTAAAAAGACTTTCCGAAACGTGGATTTCAGGGGATAATATAGCTAATGACCTATGCCAAACTAGCAATACATGGTAATCGTTTTCGGCTCCAAACAGAGTATCGTTTTCGCGCAATCCCGAAGTCAATCGCCGGCAGCAATTGGTCTGACGCAAAGCAACTTTGGTTAATCCCGTTGGGTTTAGAGAACTATCAAGACCTTATTATAGAATATGAGGATGCCGGCATCAATGTCGAAACGACAACTGAAGTTGAACAATATGTTCAATCTGCAATCTACAAACAAGAAACCTTAGAAAGCATAATCGCAAACGGCCACGAAAGGTCGCCGCACTATATAGAGGGGCTATATAATCATCAACGTCAAGGAATTCATTATCTTACGACAGCCAAACGATGTGTCTTAGCTGACGAAATGGGCCTCGGCAAGACGGTTCAATCCCTCTGGGCGGCCAAGGTTATAGCTACCGAAATTGGGAGCCCCTGCAAGGTCGTGTGCGTCGTTAAGAACAACTTGAAGCCGAACTGGGTTGCGGAAATTACCAAATGGCTTCCCAAAGCAAAAGTCTGGGTGTTAGATGGTTCAACCAAGGCTAAGGCAAAACAATTAGAACAAGTTGGCAAGGACGAAAGCGGTTTCATCATTGTCAATTATGAGGGTTTGCGAGACTTGCCCGAACTCCAAAAGCGTAAAGATATTGACATCTTAATCGTGGATGAAGCTCATTATTTAGGGAACCGAAAGTCACAAAGAACTAAGGCTGTTAAGAAACTGAAAACGGAATATGCTTTCTTCTTGACAGGAACACCGATAACCAATAAGGCTGAAGAATTCTGGTCATTACTCAATATATTAGAGCCTAGTTTGTACGGTAGCTATTGGCGATTCATGGAAAAGTATTGCGAATTGAGACACAATGGGTTCGGGCTTGAGGTTGTCAAGACCCACAGCGACAAACTTGCTCGAGACCTTAGGCACCTGACTATTAGGCGATTGAAGAAGGGTGTCCTGAAGGATTTGCCCGACAAAACTTATCAGAAGATTTATGTAGAACTTACTCCTCAGCAGAAAGAAATGTATCGACAGGCATTAGAAGACTTATCTGTTAAGGTTTCGGGCGACGAAGTTGTTGATATATCTAGCATTCTCACCCAGCTCCTAAGGTTCAGGCAAATCACCGTGTCGGCTAGAACACTTGATGATAACATAGTTGAGAGGAAAAACAACAAGTTTGAATTTGTGAAATATGTCCTCGAGAGCACAGCGCCTGAAGATGGTTTGGTTGTTTTTAGTGCATTCCGGAAACCATTGCGCCACTTGGCCAAATATCTGGTTGACGCCAAAGTTATCGAAATGCAAGATATTGCTTTATATGATGGCGAGTCGGAACTAATTGATGAGTTCCAGGCCGGCAAACGGCGATTATTCCTGGGGACTATTAAGAAGGCACAAGGCTTCAATCTGCACAAAGCAAGTAGGTGTATCCGCTTGGACAGGGAATGGACGCCAGCGGAGAATGAGCAAGCAGAAGATAGGTTACATCGTATAGGCCAGAAAGAGAATGTAACTGTGTATGATCTAATAGTTAGGGGGACGATAGATGAGATAATAGAGGAAACTACGAACGAAAAGTCAGAACTGTTTAAGTCGATTTTTGACAATCCTAAAATGTTAGAGAGGGTGATTACTAGTGGCAAAAACATTGTCTAAAGGTGCGAATGAAGAAATTGCATTCCTTCGCCGAAGGATAGCTAGAGCTTTCGGCAATGGAGATATTGATAAGATTAGATTTGACAGTCTTATCGGTAGGTTGGAAGGACTTAGAAAAGAAATTGAAGAATTAGGGAGCGAAAGTGCCGAAACTACAAATCCTTAGCAACAGTAAGAGAGGTTGCTACCTGAGCTGCGAGGCTAAATACTATTGGCAATTTGTGCGCAGGCTAAGGCCAAAAGTAACACCACGCTCACTTTGGTTGGGCAGCTTAATTCATGAAGCTTTGGCCGAATTCTACCTGAAGATTAAGGCGCATCAAGATGGAGGTGCGACAAAGCAGTGGGCTTACAAGGAAGCCAGATATGCAGCGCTAGCGAAATTTGCAGATAAGTACGACGAAGAAATGCAATATCTGCTTACTTTGCCGGACAACCAATTCAACGAAGAGGCTCAAGAGCAAGCCGAGAAAGACTTTCATTTAGGCGTTTCTATGTTAAATCAATATCATGCGTTTGCATTCGAGCAAGATGATTTTAGGATTGTTGCTATCGAAGAAGAAGTGAAATATCGTCTTCCGGGAACAAACATCTTGTTAGTTGCTCATATAGATTTACTAGGAGAGACAGCAGGCGGAACCGTGGTCATCAGGGAGCATAAGACTGCTGCTAGTCTTTATGACAATTACATCGACCTGCACTTAGACACGCAGCCTACAGTTTATGCTTTAATGTTGAGACGTCTTCTTGACATAAAGATACCTAGGGTTGAGTACAATTTCTTGAAGAAAGTTTCTTTGTCTGAGCCAAGAGTGTTGAAAAACAACAAATTAAGCGTAGCGAAGAACCAACTAACCACGCCAAAGCTCTATCGGGCTGCCATTGAAAAGCAAGGACTTCAAGAAGCCGACTACGCAGATTTCATTGAGTACTTGGAAGACAACCCAATAAAAACTAATCATATTGAGTTAGTCACAAGGAGTTTTGAAGAGATAGAACATGACATAGAATCTTTGAAGACTGTTGCCAAGTTAATGCGTGATGTTGAAAAAAGAGAACCTGTTATGACCCCATCTCATTGGTGTAGAACTTGTTCCTACAATTCTTTGTGTAAGATTAAGGTGGCCGGAGGAGGTGTCGAAGAAGTAATTGACGCATTGTTCAAAGAAGCAGATTATCTACCTGAGGAGGTGAAAAATGGGAGATAGAAGCGATAAATGTGATAACTGGCAAGGTCATTCAGACGCTTACCACAATGGTCGAGAAGATGGTCTTCACGGCCATCAAGATAGCAATCATTCTGGGTATGGTTCTCAGGCATATGCAGATGGTTATGATGCAGGCCGAGACGAAGCAGATAGCAAAAAGTAAAAAGAATGGTTGATTGCAATTGAGAGAAGGTGAAAAATGGGAATTGAAGAACTGATTAAACCGATAGCCGAGATTCAAGAAGAAGAGACCTACAGCATGATTATCTATGGTGAGCCTAAAGTTGGAAAGACCCGACTAGCTTCAACTATGGGGGAAAAGTATCGAACTCTTCTGATTGATACCGAAAGTGGGACAAAGTCGATTGATAGAGATATCCCTCATTTAGATGGGATTCGGATAGAAGGATATCCTCAATTGTTGCAGTTGTATGAAGAATTAGCAAAGGGAGAATTAGGATATGAGGCCATCATAATTGACAATCTTAACGATTTAGAGAGCAAAATTATGAGGCATACGATTCACGAGTTTAGCGGTGTGAAGAGGCCTTATGGTGATTCTCCTGGTCAAAGCGACTACGGACGTACGATGGATTTATTGGTGAGGATAATAAAAGGTTTTCGTGATTTACCTATGCATGTTATCTTTGTTACTTGGGAAAAACTCCAACAAGACGAAGACGTAGGTAGTAAGCTAGTGCCAGCTATTGTGGGGAAATCTCTACCAGAAACTGTTATAGGCTACATTGACGTCTGCGGTCGATTGTACAAACAACAAACCGACGAAGGAGTAAAAACTAAAATCCTGTTTACCAGCATTCCGCATATAGCGGCTGGGGATAGGTCGGGCAAGCTTCCTGATACCATGGAAGACCCGACAATGCCGAAGATATTTGAATATTTGGAAGGAGCAGTAAAGAAAAATGGTAACAGTTAACACGAAAAAAGAGGGTGGAGCTACTCTTGCTGACGGAAATTATGAAGTCAGGGTCGAGAAAGTCACTCAAAAAGTAAACGAGGAAAATGGTAATGTTCGCATCGGGGTTCATATGGTGGTCTTAGAAGGTGATCACAAAGACACAAAAGTTAGTGATTGGCTGCCGTTCTCAGAGAATGCTCTTTGGCGGACGCTTCCCATTATCAGAGGCATGGGTATCGATGTGCCTGAGGCTACTGAGAATTGGGACTTTGAAGAAGAGTCACTTGTGGGGCTTAATTTTGTGGCGACATTCAAAGAAGATACCTACCAAGGCAACACCAGAAATGTCATTGCGGCCACCAAAGCAAGCGATAAAAAGTTTGCTGCATCTGCCATCACTGACGACATCCCATTCTAACTTTTTGAATTGGAATTGGCCGGGCAATTTTTAGGATTGTTCGGTCTTTTTCGTGCCAAAATAAACAAGCGAGCAGTGTTCTAAAAACACTAAGCATAATTCCGTAAGCATCAAAATCGGACTTTTGAAAATGGCGATCCTTATACGAGGGCATTTTATGAATCCAGTAAGCACCCAGAATTCGCTGTGCGCATGGTGGAAAAAAGTGGTATGTTTAGCCCGACTCTCTGACCAGGGCATTCTAAAAACGCAAGCTAGCAGAGTAAAAATTAGCTAGCTTCCTGACCGGCGCATTAGTAGAAAAAAAATTATCAGGAGAGGTTACCCCATAAAAGAAAAGTGAAAAACATTTTTCGAAAAATCTTATTGGCAACATGGGGGTCAATAATTTTTTTTTCGCTTCCACGAACAGGGGATCCTTGTTATTACGATAGTAGTTTTTGGGATTTAAGGATAATAGGCATATGCTTAAAGATAACAACTAAGCGGTGTTTAGCGAAAAACTGACCAGGGCATTCATCTAAGCATATTTTGCAAGCGAGGGGTGTTTCAAAAACTTTCTAAAACATTTTCCCCGCTTGACATAATTTAGCGTTATGATTACATTGAAGGGAAGACAAGATAGACAAAAATGGTGAAAGGATCTCAAGATAAAAACTCTTCAAGCCGCAAAAGTGAACCCCGGTAAACCTTCTGTCTTTCCTGTAGTGTTCCTTTCTAAAACCTTTCACTTACCGGGGTTCACTTTTGCGGCTTGTCACTTCATTACTTCTAAGAACTCAAACTTAATGATATCTACATAGATATCTTTTTTTTATTACTTATTATTAATTTAATATTTTATTAAACTCTCTTAAGAGGAGAGGACTAAAGTGACCCGAAAAGTAACAAGGAATTAGATGAGCAAATATTTTTCATTTTATAAGCAGTATTTCGATAGATTAAAGAACAAAGATGGGGAAGTTCAGGTTTCTTGTCCCTTTCACGGTAAAGACAAGAATCCCTCAATGTCTATCAATATGACGACCGGGATGTACAATTGCTTTACGTGTGGCGAGGCCGGAGATGCCTATACCTTTTATCGTAAGAAACATAATTGTAATTTCCCAACTGCCAAAAAAGCTGTTGAGAAAGAAACAGGTGAGTGGGTCGACGAAGAAATATCGCAGAAAAAGCAACCAATAAAAGTCAACATTAGGCCAGAGAAAGAATATCAAGAATTAGCAAAACAGGTTGAAGCTTGGCATGAGACCTTGATGAAATCAGGTAAAAAGAAGAAATGGCTTGAAACTAAAAGAGGAATATCTGAAGAAACCTTGAAGAAGTTTCAGCTAGGTTGGGATTTTGAACGCATCACTATCCCAATTAAGGATAAAGAAGGGCGCATTGTAAATGTAAGGAGGTATAAGCCTGGGGCTACCGGCAAAGAACCTAAGATGATGTCCTTCAAAAGGGGTCAGGGCTCCGCTAGGCTCTTCCCGATAACTTCCTTAGGGGCTGATACTATTTTGATATGCGAAGGCGAAATGGACGCTATCATCGCCAATCAATTAGGTTTTGACGCAATTACAGTTACAGGCGGAGCTGGCACTTGGAAAGAAGAATGGAATCCTCTCTTCAAGGGGAAATCGGTCTATATCTGTTACGATGTTGATGCACCAGGCGCTTCTGGTGCTCGGAAGGTCGCTCAAAACTTATTCCGAATCGCTGATGCAACTAAGATAGTCTTGCTACCTTTAGAAGAAAAAGGTTCGGACATCACCGATTACTTTCACGGCAATGGTCAAGGTAAGAAGGATTTTAAGGGATTGATGGCCCGTTCGCCTGATTACAAGCAGACTGAGAAAGAGAAAGAGAAGGATTTCCCTTATGACGTGCATTTAAGTGTCGCTGAAAGAGATGAGTACGAAGGGAAAATGCTAACAATCAATGTAATTGTTGCTGGCAAAGGTGAAGCTGCTTTTAAGATTCCGGCAAAGGTTAAATATTGGTGCGACCGACCAGGCGATAAGAAGTGTATGATGTGTAGCCTTAGGGATGATGGCGAAAAAATTCAAGAATTTAATGCTCAAGATCCTGTTGTTTTAGAAATGATCAACACCCCTAAAGACAGAATGTGGGATGTTATCCGAAAAAAAGCAGCCGTCCTAAAAGGCTGCGGCAATGCTGACAGAGAAGCAGATGCATACATGAATATTGAAATGGTGCACCTTATTCCTGAAATAGATGCTGGAGAAACAGAACAAAATTATGTTAGGGCGATGGGTTATTATGTGGGTCATGGTCTCATAGCCAATCAGTCATATACCCTCATAGCTTTGGCAACTGTTGAACCAAAGACGCAACTTTCTACCATCTTAATAGAAAAGGCCGATCTAGCGCAAGATAGTGTGATGGCATTCGAATTGACTCCAGAAATTAAGAAAGAGCTAGAGGTTTTTCAGTGTGCCGCTAATGATGAATCCATTGCCAAAAAGTTAAAAGAAATTCACGATGACCTTACGGATAATGTTACTCAAATCTATGGTCGCAATGATCTATTGATGGCTATTGATCTAGTCATACATTCAGCACTAGGGTTTGACTTTCAGGGCAAACGGCTCAAGAGGGGCTGGTGCGAATGTATGCTATTAGGCGATACCCGTACCGGAAAGACAGAAGCTGTTCAATCCCTGATGGGGCATTATCGAGTAGGAGAACTCGTCACAGGAGAAAGTTCCAGCAAGGCGGGGCTTACTGGGGGCATGATACAAACCAGCAATGGTTGGCTTATCTCCTGGGGTAAGATTCCGTTGAACGATCGTAGGCTCGTGGCCATCGATGAAGTTACTGGCTTGAGTCAAGAGAAGATAAGTGAGATGTCAGGCATCAGGAGTAGTGGTGTTGCGGAGATTACCAAGGTTCAAACAGCTAAAACTCATGCTAGAACTAGGTTGATTTGGATTAGCAACCCTAGAGATGCTCGGCCACTAAGCGAGTATTCTTTTGGCGTTGAGGCTATCAGCGGGATCATCGGCAAACCTGAAGACATCAGCCGGTTTGATTTTGCTATAAGCTGCGCCACCGAAGAAGTAGACCCGGATGTTATTAATCAAGGCGAACATGACAAGAAAGAACATATATACACGGCCGACCTTTGCAATAAGTTGGTGCTTTGGACCTGGAGCCGAAAAACAGAGCAGATTGTTTTTGAGCCAAAAGCAATCAAGGCTATATTGGGGCATGCGAAATTGATGGGTAAAAACTTCAGTTCTATGATTCCCTTAGTTGAAGGGGCTGACCAAAGGATCAAAATAGCTAGATTGTCGGTTTCTATGGCAGCTAGGTTATTTAGTGCAGACGAAACTGGTGAAAAGATTATAGTCAAAGCTGCCCATGTTGACAAAGTAATAGAATTCCTGTATGAGATCTACAACAAGGGAAGTTTAGGCTATTCGCATTACAGTGATACGAAATTAGCCAATAAGCGAAAAGTTGAAGAACGATTGACTAAAATCAAAGAGTTCCTTGCCGACAAAGAAACATTGCGAGAATTGTTTTATAATACTCGACATGTTAGAATAAAAGATATGACGATCTGGCTAGATGAAGATAAACAAGTTTGTGAGGGGTGGGCGCGGTTTATGTTGCTTAATGGGTTGATCAGACAGACAACTAATGGCTACGAAAAGACAGCGGAATTTATTAAAATATTGCGAGGTGTAATGTGAAAGGAGAGGATTATTGATGACGATTCCAGAATTGTGGCAAATCCTTAGGAGGTTACAAGGCAAGCAGCCCGATACTTGCGGAGAATGCAAATATTTTATGGCAGAAAGTTCTGAGGATAACAACGTTGGTTGCCATTTATTGCCAACTCAAGAACACAGACCGTATCAAGGGACACTATATTACAAAAAAGTTAATGACGTAGGTTGCATATTTGGGATGAAAAAGATTGAAAACCCTACTAGTAAATCCACGGGTAGAGAGGATTATTGATGAGCACTATTGAGATTATCCACGTCACAGGAAGTGGCAGCAAATACCCGATGGACGTCAACCATGTCGTTGTTGCGCCTAAACAGGTTGTTCTTCTGGAGGGGAACAAAGCAGATTATTGTATCGGGTGTAGCAATCACGAGAAGAATGGAGGCTGCGCTTGGTGTGCCCCTGACTTCGAGAAGTTAGCTAAGAACTATCCGTTGTTCCACATTATATCTTTGCAATCTACTTATGATACTATCAAGAAGTTTGATAAAATGGCTATCTTCCACAGGCTATCTAGCCTTGAACGATTGACGGCTAACATCATGAATAAGCTGACGGCAAAATATGTCGAAAATGTTACGGCAAAATCTTATCTTATTTCTCAAGGAAACTGTCGCAGTTGCCGGTCGGCCGGTTGTGTGGTGGCTAATGGCGAGAAGTGCGTTCACCCAACTTGGCGAAGATATAGCCTTGAAGCCACTGGTGTAAATGTAGTCAAAACGGTTGAAGAACAGTTGGGTCTCGTGTTACAATGGTATGAAAGAGGGACCAGCGAATTGCCTGATCATATGACAAGGGCTGCTGGTGTTCTAACAAATATGTCGACGGAAGAATGTAACAAGATTATTGAAGAATCAATAAGGTCAATTTATGAAGGGAGCAAGAATGTCTAAAGAAGGGTTTTATCGGGAGCCGGTTGTGGAACAAATGGTTGCAAGATATCCAAATGAATTATTCGTAAGGGGGTTTGAAAACATATGCCGAGGGGTAGAAATAACAGTAAAGGGAGAAAAGACGTTTGAAGTACAACCTATGATCAGCGTGTTAGAGGAACCCCAAAAGAGAGTGTTGACCATACCTTATAGGCGTTTGAATCCTTTCTTCCTTTTAGCTGAATCACTTTGGCTATTGGCAGGAGAACAAAAAGCTGAGTTCATTACTTTCTTTAATCCCAGACTGAATGACTTTTTAGATCATGATATTATGAGATTTAGTGACGGCTCAACCGGAAAACAATTTCACGGAGCTTATGGTTTTCGGATATTCCGACATCAAGGGGTTTTAGACCAGATGGAACAATGCGTTAAGCGGCTAAAGGCTGACCCGAACAGCCGGCAAGCGGTCATTACAATTTGGAATCCCCTTAAAGATAATACGAAAATCAAAACCAAGGATACACCATGCAATATTGCCATCGCCTTTAAGATTAGAGATGGCAGGCTAAATATGTCGGTCTTCAATCGCTCTAATGACTTTGTTTGGGGTTATTGTTCTACGAATATCGTTCAGTTCAGCGTGATTCAGGAAGTTCTAGCGGGTTATTTAGGCGTTGAGATAGGAAAATACATTCAATATAGTGATAGCATGCACGTTTATGCGAGTAATCCATATTACAAAGCATACAATCAACCAAATAGCAAGGTCAGAGCAGCAGCTAACAATCATCACGTGTGGGGAAAATACGATATCTACAAGAGCGTAGATCCGTTGCCGATTAATCCTGGAAATATGAAAGAATTTAATGATGATGTGCGAGCAACTTATGATTATGTTTCTAAGATAATCTTGAGGGATAAACCAGTTCCTCGTCATAGGAATACGAATGAATATCTGAACCTCACCAAACAGGCGCTAGAAGTTTGGACACTACTCCAAGGCAATAATCCTTTGAATGCGATTAAGGTCGTTAGGGATATGAGGCTTTGCGATTGGAAAGTAGAAGTAATGCGCTATTTGTACACCGATTTAATGAGAAAGGGTTGGGAGCAAGGAAATGTCGTAGATGAATTGGAGATTGAGCATTTGCCTATTACGCTCGCCACATACGCAATGCATGATGATGGTTCCCCGCTAATATGAGCGGAGGAATGTCAGATAAATATATGGATCATCTTATTAAAGACAGCTACAAGGAGGACGAAGTGATACAGTTTAGGCCAGAAGGAGATCAACCGAGAGCAGAAGAATTAACAGCGAACCTTACTCGGTTGTCAAAAGCGATGATTGAGTTGTGCGCAAAGAAGAATATTGTTTACAGAGATAGTTATGCAAAACATGGCGAGCTCCTTGGTCTGATGGCAAACGTGACGCGCAAATACGATCGCCTGGAAACCATTATGCTATCTGGCGTTGACGGTAATCCAGTCATTGAGAACGTAGGTGATGAGCCTAAGGCTACCACCATAATGGACATGGTAAATTATGGATTGCTTTGGCTGGAGTGGCTAGCTAAGAACAAGCCTGAGGAATTTGATGGCTTGGTTAAGGAGTTAGAAGCATGGGATATTCAACTGTGAGTAAGAAACCTCACTGGCGAGGGAAAAAGCACACTGAAGAGACTAAACTGAAAATGAGGGAAGCATCTGCTAAAAGATGGGCAAAATCTGAAGAAAGACTCAAAGCGAGTGAGTCTCACATAGGACAAATATCTCCAATGAGGGGCAAAACACACACAAAAGAGGCTAGGCAAAAAAATTAGTGAAGCAGCCAGGGGGAGGGTTGCCTGGAACAAAGAGAAGATAGGCTTTATCAAACATACTGAAGAAGCAAAACGAAAGATGAGTGAAGCCATAAAAGAATATCTTGAAAGCAACGATCACTCAATGTTGGGAAAATGTCATTCTGATGAAACCAAAGAAAGAATGAGTAAATCTCAAAAAGCTCGTTGGATGAACATGACCGATGAAGAAATGCAAACATTTAGCGAGATGCGCAGTAAAGCAACAAAAGCTCAATGGGCTAACATGTCGGATGAAAGTTGGCGCAAATTTCGAAGTGGTCAAAAATATAAAGACACCAGCATAGAGCTCGCCATCCGCGCAGCCCTAGATAGTTGGGGGGTTGCTTATATTCCTAGTTATCGCATTGGCGGGTATGAGGCTGACATCTTTATCCCCTGCGCAAACCTAGTCATCGAATGCGACGGTGACTACTGGCATAATCTACCTGGCAGGAAAGAAAGCGACGCAGAGAGAGATGTTTTCATGAGGGCGCTTGGTTATGAAGTTGTTAGGATCTGGGAGCGGGATATTAATGAGGATGCAAAAGAAGCATTGGTTAAAAGGTTAGGGGCATAGAATATAAAGTTATGATATTTACTACGCTAGAAAAACAAATTATTCATGCGAGAAAAGGTATTAAGCGTACTGAAGATGCTGACGAGCAAGAGATAGCTCAAGGAATGCTAGATCGGCTTGAAAAACGGTATGCCGTTCAAGGAAACGACATCAGCAAGCTAGGGAAAGCGCAATTAGAAGAGGCGTGGCGTCAAATTGTTAAGGATGAAGTTAAGTATGTTCAAGTGTATTCGCCTATGTTAGATGATGAGATTGTAATCTCCCGATATGGTCAAGAAAATTGGTTTGAAAAGACAAAGATATATTCTCGAGAAGAAATAGAATTATTGAGGGGTGTCGATAAGGACACCTTTGAGATAATTCATCTTATAAAATCAGAAATTCCGGGGGTTGAAGTAATCGAGGTGGGGAAGAATGAAGCAAGCAGTATTTAGTACAGACCCAGGCGACATTACGCAGAATTGGTTAGTCGCTGGGTCGGATGGAAATATT